AATTCTGTTCCATACTTACTTTCCTTTCTCAACGAATATAACATTCTTGCCATCTGAGCGGTCAGCTGCTCCACATTGGAAACCTTCCGCCCAATCATTATATGTTGGATTGTAACAAGTATCATCATAACAAAAGATGCAACCTTTACAATGGCTTCAACATCATTTCGCTGCTCTTTGACCACCAATGTGATTTCCTCACCAACTTTGTATTCTCTCATATCACTCACCTCCTTCTTCATGCTTTAATAAATCTTCAAGATTAGACCATCTTCGGACACATCCTTGTCTTAGATATGAACTTAGAATCGATTCTTCTGCTGGAAGTCTCTTACTAACATAAAATATTCTTCCTTCAATAGCCATTTCAATAAGGAAAAAGCCCTTTTTAGGTATTCTTTCTTGACGAATATCATGCCACAAGCTCTTCAAAAACTCTTGGATTGCCCAGTGAGCACCAGCCTTAAAATCATCAATGCTTCTTAGCAGGAGATATGCCGTTTCATTAACCTTCTTACTAAGGATATACACTCTTGCTGCTTCTTCTATCTTCTTTTCGTATAGCATAAATCAATCCTCCACTACTTTATAGATTATACTTTTCTTGTCCTTTCGCTCGGCTCTGCTACACTTAAACTGCTTGCAGAAATCGTCGTACAAACTTCTTGCAATCTCGTCAAAAAAGCAGCCGTCGCAACTATTGTTTGGCGACTCTACAACCTCCAACGTGAGGCGAGAGCCAACTGGGATTTCTTCCATAACTAAACCTTTTTGTGTTTCAACTCTTCCAAGTCGTATTTTAAACGCTCATGGAAATTGTCCTCCCCATCATCACCACTCAGAAGCCAGTCGATACGTTGCGCATAGACCTCTGCTTTCTTCAATAAGGCGATTCCTTTCTTAAACTCTCTGATTGTCTCCTTGGAGTAACCAGACGCATTCGGCATCGTATGATGATGTTTCTTGATATACTCCTTTTCGTTATCATCGAGCCAATGGTCTTCGATGTACCTATCCACTTCCCAATCATCCTCTATAGGGTGTCCATAAATCTCATCCTCAATCTTTGTGTATATGTCAGCAATACAATACTGAGCATAATCTAAAGCACCTCCAGACATAATTACTTTCCTTTCTTCTTTAAGTTATTGATTCTAGTTTCCTTTAAGTACTTCTCTGATTTCTTTAGTCCGAGTTTCTTTGCCTGCTTTGTCACCTCATAGCCGGTGCGACCGACAATCTTTGCGATTTCCTTGTTGGGTGTGTCAGAATAAGCCATCTTCAATGCCCTAATCTGAACATCGTTCCAAGGTGTGCCAGTGTTGCAGGCAGGATTCTCTTTGTCTTGTCCGTCAATCGTAAGATTAAGTCCATTCATATCTACAGCTTGCTCCAGTGCCTTGTCTGCACGTTTCCAGTCCAAGACCTTCATACCGATAATCTCGAAGCCGAGATTGAACTTGTCGGGGCATTCCGAGAACACTAGCTTGTCAACCTTCGTCGGGTACAAAATTTCCATTGCGTTCCTCATTCGGGCGTGAACACCCTTGATAGGTGCGCTGAACCTCTCTGCGATATTGAAGACGTGGATGCCATTGTTCTCACGCATCGCCTTTGCGAACTCGTTTACCGAAGAGGTGAGCATACCGCTCATTATCTCGCTCATAAGAATCATTGTGTACATCTTATGTTCCTTGACACCGTGCTTTAGAAACTGATTGTCGATTGCGAAGAAGCATTTCTGAACGTCTGGCTTCAAGTCGTCCTCGATGATGTCCGTGAGGTCTAGCCATAGCTGATACATCTGTACCTCGCTCATATAGTGCTTGAATGCGGCGATTAAATCGTCCGACTGTTCCTTTGCCTCGGTGAGACGTTTCTTAGCCTCCATACGGAAGATTTTCTTGTCCTCCTTGATAAGGTTGTACGTATCTGTTATCTGCGTCTGCACCACGGAAGCGAAACCACCTATCATAGTGTAGAAGAGCATATAGAACTTGCTCACCTGTTCTTGTGTTGGGTGATATAAAGGGACACCGTTGAGCACTGGTCTCGATGTTTTTGGATTCCAATTCGTCTGCATAGGCTTACATCTTGTTTTCGACCGCCAACGCACAGACGAGGCAGAAAATCATCAATACCATCAACCAGACGTGTTCGATTGCGAAGAACACCATCGCTAGCCCTGCCAACGCTGCGGAGGCGATGAGCAGGGTCATTACTATAATATGCTTATATTTCTTCATTCTCAACTTTTCTTTTGTAATATTTTCTGTTAGCACCACGACTCTTTGCTAGCATTCTCTCGTATTGCTCTGGGTTGTTTTCTTTCAACCACGCATAATGTTTGCGGCGATATTCTCTATTACGAGCCAGCTTCTCTTCTTTCGTGATTGTCTTTCGGTTGTTTGCAACGGACTGACTTTGCGCCTTGCGTATGTTGTTTAATATAAATTCCTTTGATTTCTTCAAACCAAGCATCTTAGCCCTTGTAGATACAGCCTTTTGTGTTCGTCTCAACGCCTTCCCGATATTGATGTTCGAGTTATTGGCATAGTTGTCCTTTAGGAACTTATCATCCGCATTCGTCCATAAGTTATCTAGCCTCATATCACTGCACCCCCTTTCCGTTGTCGTAGCAAGCCTTGTAGTTATCAAGTTGCTGGCTTACGTGAACCAGCTTGTGATTGTAGCTGTCACGTTCCGCTCTTGCCTTGCCTTGAAGACCGCCAAGAGGATTTGCAGTCTTGTCTCTACCTGTTCGCTCACAATATGTTTCCCAGGTAATTGCGTTCTTCTTTGCCTCGATAGCCTCTTGTTTTTGTTTCTCGGCAAGTTTCTCGCTATCAACCATAGCACGTTGCTCAAACAAGATGTATGAGTAATCTTTGAGACCAATCAGAATGTCTTGTGGATTGACGGTACGCCCTGCGTAGAGCTTACCATAGTCACCAAGCGAGAAGCAATAAAAGAAATGTGTAAGCTCGGCAGGAGTAAGATGATAGTACTCTTGTCTTATCCTCGCTGCAAGGGCGTTCACCTGATAGACAGTGACGGATTCAAAAGCACCAAGGAACGTAAATAACTCGATGAGCATCTTCTTTATCCACCACTCGCTTGCGCCATCGGAAAACTTGTTGTCTATTTCCACGAGGGAAAGACCGCCTTGTTCCACAGCTTGGTGTGCGGTCGTTATCATATCCTTGCGCTTCGATAATGCAGGATATTTCCAAAGGAAATCCATATATCCATTGCCGAACCTTTCGACAGCCGCTGCGATGTCAGCTTGTGAGGATTGCTGCTGCCTTGTTAATTGATTGCTGTTGTCTTGCATAACTATTAACACTATTGTCTTTAGGAGCGAACAAGCCAGTGTAGTTGTTGCCCATTGAGAAATCTACTATCTGCTTTGCGTATTCGGGGTTTCCTCCGCTCATTTGCAGTAGTTTCTTCTTTAGGGCTGCAAGTCCACGTGGCTTGTACGATTGTTTCTTTTCTTTCTTGTAAGCCAGCCACTCGTCAAGAGCTTCTTGACACGGATAATCGCCTTGTGGCGGCTCTTCTACTTGGAAATCAGATAAGTCATACCCAAGGGCGAAAGCAGCACCCATACAGAAGATTTTCTGCTTTTCTCGGTCGCTTGGGAACAACTCGTTAGACTTCTGTCTTATTTCTTTAGGTAATATCATACGCCTAAGTATTTTTGTTGATTTTCTACATCATGCCGAATGTGAAGCAATGCGATATACTCGTCAGATGAAGGAAAGTCAAATCCTGTCTCTTCCTTAGACCAAGCACGAAAGTTGTCTATTGACTTGCTCATTTCGTCCTGCGTAAGGTCGGCAGAGGAACGTAGGTAAGTGTAAATCTCACCTGTGAACTTGTCTATCCCCTCTCTGACGAATATATCCTTGTTTGCGGTCAGCTTATAGAAATGCGTCTTAACTTCATCAAGTGTATAACCGAATTGTAAGCCGAAAGAAGATAGCATTGTATGTAAGTATTTGTTACTTTGTAACGAACGTCCTTTCTTCTCTGTAAGCTCAACCATCGAGCCTTTGTTTTGAAGCTCTACACATCTGTCACGGAACTTTTGAAGCTCCACTGCATTCTTTAAGTTGTACCACATATTTCACAATTAAATGCTTGCTTTATCATTTCAACCTTTGCATCAAAAAGGAAGGTCATCTGACTGACCTTGTGCATTGGGTGGTGCAGGCTGACCGTTAGGCACTGCGCTACGCATAGCTTGTTGTTGCGCTTGTGCTGCGGCTTGCGCTCCTGCGGCAGGATTGTTCGCTCCCCACTGCTGACCTCCTTGTTGGTAGCCTCCTTGTGGTGGCTGCTGATAACCTTGCTGTCCTTGGCGATTGATGTTCCAGGCACGGATTTGATTAAACCAACGCCCATTGTATTCGTGTGCGTCGATGTCAAAATCAACTGTCACGTTCTGCTCTCCAACTTGTGGATTGAGCTGATTGATTTTGTCTTGCCCGAACAAGTTAAGAACAACTCTCTTTGGATATTGCCCTGGGACTTCAACCACGAAATCCAGGGACTGCCATTCTTTGCCTTGTTGCGATACACCGCTTTTCAATGGGCATACCACAACGATGTTTCCTGTAATTTGCATTAATCTATCTTTGTGTTATATAAATACTGCGTTAAACCTCGAAACTCTGCCCAATCCAAGAATTGGTCTAAGAGATTACGAATATCTTGCTCCATACCATCGTATCGGCAAACTCTGATAGGAGGCGTGTGCGGAATAAGCGGCAAGCCACGAACATCATATCCGTGCTTGTCTATCTTATATTCCTCGAAGCAGAAGAGGTCGAAATCGAAGATGTCAGCCCCGAACATATCAAGATAAAATCTCCACTGGCAAGAGTCGTAATATTGCTTATCTTGTGGCGTACTATACTTTGTCTTAATGTCTCGAAGCTGCAAACCATTCACTACGTCGGCGCAACCAGTGACAACCGCCCTTCCGTAATCCTTATACTTTCGTATCTCGTGGAAGGCTTCGATGTTTTGGTAGCGATAATCAAGAGCGACCTTGATTTGGTTAAGGTCAAGAGTAACAGGGTAGCCATCTATGTCGAACGTGCGACCTTCGGGTACTGACTCTTGCTTCTCCTTACCATAATATGTAAATGTGCGATAACCAGCTGGAGCGACAACACAAGGCTGGCATCCTGTCTCTACTATTGCGTGGAAAGCCGAGCCAATGCGTGTATATTCGTTCCCTTGGAACTCACCTACGATGTTGTCTATAACGCTCTGCTCTGTTATCTCGTAGTTGTCATACTCCGATTGTTCGATGTATCTTCTGAACGCCTCTATCGTTGTCACACGAGCGAGTGGCTTCTTACTTTGCTCCATCGGCGTTTTCTTTAGCCTCATCCTTCTTGTCTTCTTTCTTGGCAGCAGACTTCTTTTCATCGGAAGGCTTAGTAAACTTGCCGTCGGCATAAGTAAAGCCCTTTGCGGCGAGTGCCGTGGAAATCTCATTGAAGAAAGGCTGCTTCATAATCTGAGGCAACTCCTTGCAGTCGGCGAGCAACTTGGCTGCGCCCTCATCATCCTCTACCTTGGCAAGCTCTCCACGCAACTTAGTGATAAGCTCGTTAGCCTTGCGCTGCGCCTCGGACTTAGACTGAATAGATTCCTTTACCTTCTTGATGATGTCACCCATAAAGGTAGCGAACTCTGGAGCGGTAGCATCAGGGATTTCAGTCAATGGAATCTGTGCTACATTCTTGCCGATGTAGTTATCTGTTGGCTCAAATGAGATATGGCGTTTTCCGTTAATCATCGAAATGTAACCAACTTGGTCTGCAATACGAAGAAGCAAGTCTTTGGATTGACCTGTGCAATCGGGCGAGTGCTTGATTACATCACCCTCGGAAGTTTCCTTATCGTGACAGATAAAGATGAGGTCTGAACCATTTGAACGAAGAGTTCCGACGAACGACTTAAATTCATCGCCCATCTGACCATATCGCTTCAAAGTGTTTGTACGCAATTTGTAGTTCATCTGACAAACATACTCAGACAAGAAATCGTCCAAAATTGCCTTGGCTGTATCACCGACGATAGTCTTGTAATCCTTGAAAGCAGGGATATTGTCAAGAACCTCTTGCCAAGTGTTTGCGCAAAGGGTATCTACACGTTGCACAGCTCGGTCATATCCGCGGTCACAGTCTAGTATCAGAGGCTTTTCTGCTGTTGTGGCAAGTGATGTCTTGCCTGAACCAGGCTGACCGTACAAAACAATAATAACAGGACGTTCTGGAGCAACGTCGTCTTTTTTAATGATTGGCATTTTA